ATCCATTGCAAACCACGCCTTTCAGCGCACATCGGTTGGGATTTGGGTACCGACCTAACCCGCAGTGGACATTCCTCTACACATTGAAAAATTTGCACGAGTTTATTCTCGGCCGGAAAAGAACGGAGGAAGATCAACAAAGATCAGAATCAACGATGAGCTACATCTACACCTATGTGTGAAACGAATTGGTCATCATTACTAAGAGTCTTCAAACAGAGACATTACTGGTTTGTTTCAGCCAGGATGTTTTGAGGCCACCACAGCCTGTTCCAAATGAAGACACGAATTTTAGACTGCCGCGAGTTAAACTTAAAATCTGGCAGATCCTACAATAGCTGATGATCCATCATTTATAACACACGACAAGGTAACGGTAGTTCGCACACCGCAAGAAGAGCTTGGGAATTACTTCCGCAAGCCGAGTCCCCTCAACAACTGCTCAGCAGTCGATTTGGAGATGTGAACAGAACTTTCAAGTTCTGTCCCCTTTTCTTCTTCAAAAGGAGTATCTGGCTCAGACACAATACATTTCTGCAAAGAATCTGAACCAGTGACAAGCTTTCTTTCAAGCTTGTCAAAGCGCTCACACAGCGCATCAAAAGCCGACGTAATTTGATTCAACGACGGTCTGGACGTGAAAGTGGCCCCCCCAGAAATCTGAGAGATAAAGCAGTCAAATGTGCCAGCAGCAAGGCTTGTAACCCCACTAATGGTCATCAAATTAGCTGCGCCAGTTCCTGGTTGTGAAACCACATGGACCGCTGCATAAACAGACGTTCCACCTGAGAAAGCTTGGCGATTTGAATTCGCACTATCATTCATCAGAAGCGAACCAGTAATATTCGAACCATTTGTGACAATAATCCCCGCGCTAACAGACCCAGTGGCCTGAAAGACGCAAAGAAAAGTGCCAGCAACTGGCATACTAATGGCTGTTGTTGTAGAAACACATGGAATGGTTGAGCCAGCACGCAAAACACCACCGCTTGTACCCAAAGGCGTAGCAGCAGCTGCTGTGGCAGCAGGACCTTCCACAATATGCGCATAAAGCGCTTGTTGACCAATCGGAGTCTCTTGTTTTCTCCGAATTAACGTCCATTCATGTTCAACCCACAACTCGCCAATAGGCACAGCTTGAGTGGCCACTACAGCCAACCCATTGCAAGCCACTTGGAATAAACCAAGATCATAAAATTTGGCAGTTGAATTCGCAGGAGCCGCTTGATTAGCGGAACTATACACAAAGTATTGATTTAGCGCCATTTGGGCGCCGCCAGATCGATTCCGGCCTTTAGCCTTGTGAACTTCTTGCACATCATGCATGAAGTGGCCAGCAAACGGAGGACCGCTCACTGAACCTTCATAGTTTTCCATTTGGCTCACATTCGTGAAGCCAGGATCATCAGGATCCATGTTAGTCGCATAAGCGACAATACCAGCACCAGCAACAGCACTAATAGCTGTATACGACTCCCCGCGGTACCAAAACCGCAAAAGGTGACAAATGTACTCCTCATAAGTTGAGGCTATCTGGGAGAAAACGGGAAACAACACAGAGTTGCCCGGATTCAAAAATAGTGACTGCAAAATTGTAAATGCAGCCCCAGGACTAATCAAATCAGCAACTTTTTCAAATCGCCGATTAAAATGATCACGAACCTGATTGGAATTTTTCCAAACCATGCCAGTATTTAGTCCATCAGAAACGGAGGACATAACACCAGGAACAGACTTCGTGGGAGAACCACGGTTTTTCGAACCGTTTGTTTTGGATTTCTTTTTACCCTTTTGTTTTCCAAACATCGCATTAGCCAGCTTTTTCTGCTGAGCTTTCTGCGTCTTTTTAGTTTGGTTACCCATGGTTAAAGAATGAGAGAGAAGGAAGAAGAAGAAGGAAGAGAGTTATGAGTTGCAGATTCAAAATGTGATCTAAGACTTTTTAAAAGGGTGAAGGCCTCGCTTACCAGCGGAGTCCCTTCAATTCAAGTCCAGCATACAATGCCCAACACCAATCGTTGGATTTATAGATACCATCGATCTCACTCATCGTAAGACCATTGATCTCACCAACTAACTGCTCTTTGTACTCTGGATGTTTCCAGATCCAATCAATGTATTTTTGAATGAAGCTGCGACACTCAAGGTTTGCCCAAGAGTCAATTCGCAAAGCGTACGCTCTCATCAAATGCCAACGAACATCGTCAACAGTTGATCCAAAACGAAGTGAGCACAGAACTCTGTCTGTATCAGGGACCGGCAACCAAATGCCTTGGTCCTCACGAAAACCCTGCGATAGGAACTGAACGTCCTTAAGAGCACGAGGCTCCTCACAGGGGGTTTTGGTGGTAATTCCAATACCAGACCAAATGGGCGCAATAGTTTTCGGGTTGAACCAATCCACACACAGTTGTGAAACCGTGAATGTGTTATCGTCGCCATTTAAGGCAGCTTCAACATTACTCATAAAGTCCTCATAGCTTCCAAACACATCACCTTCGTAATTTCGTTTACTAACATCATCGGTAATCGCTGCTGCATAAGATGCAGCATTGGCTTTCCCAAATTTGTTTTCAACTAATTCAATCCACGCATAGGCAAACAGACGAAATAAAATCATGGTATTATCCACAATAGTATTTGCTGAGCCAGACGGGTTTCCAGTGTGTTTCTGAATAAGCTCACCATTCTCTAAAACGATCACAGAGTGCACTATGTCGTCATACAGGCGTTGAAACCTGAGAGAATTTTCCGCAGTTTTGTGCTCATCGGCTAGCATATCCCAACGTATTTCCATTTGGCCATACATGGCCCGGACAAACAAGCTTGAGTCATATTCTGACTCATCAAGCTCGAAAGCGAAGGGATGAATACCAAGCCGAGCAAAAAGTGCATTCCAACCTTGAAGAAATTTTGAACATCCCACAAAAGACCAAGTCTTACCATGGGATCGATAGAATCGATTATTCATATCGAGACAGAAACGGTTAAGGGCAACTGAATGCTCCACCGGAGAAGCAGTGAAAGTGCGAATCTTATTTTCTAACAACTTTTCCGCTGCACGAAGCTCACGCTTCTGACTACAAGTCCATATAGGTCTCATAGTACGCTCCTCATTCTTTCCTAACATGTTCCAAAACTCACCAAGCATGTGTGTTGGCCCATTGTCTATAAATTCACCTTTTGTGTGAAAATCCAGACTTAACGGATAACCAACGGATGTTCTCCGGTCGCATTCTTTTAAGCAAGTTTCCTCACTAAGAATTTGCGATCCACCCATGTGTCGCATGAAATGCCGACGAGTCCATTCACCAGACAGAGCCCAACTCTTTTCATTGAGTTTTGGTTGCTCTTTGTCATACTTACTAACGCTTTTAAAAGACGCGTTCAGATTGGGAATGACCCCGCGATAAGCTGTTCCTACATCGAGACCTTTCTCGTTGCAGAATTCCTCTAAACTTGTATTGGGTGCCCACTCATCAATGCCTTGTTTAACATAACGTTGCACTTGGCTGACGAAGTCGACATTTCCCCTAACAAAGTAATAGTGGAAATGATTTGATGGTTCCCGTGATATTTCATCAGGATGGATATCTTTCCAATCCAATCCTCCAGACCGACGCCCCACTACTACTCCTTGTTCATATGTTCGATTCTTGAACACTTCCCTGGTTACGTAGTTTTGATACCACTTTTCCCAAAGAGGAACAGGAGGTAATGGGACATCTAGTTTTTCTGGGGAGTACCGGTTGCCACAGATACGATCTGCGGCGTGATGGCGAGAAACAAATTCTCAACTCCACCACGAGTGGCGTTATGGAATCCCACAACCTTGCCTGATTCAGCATCAACCACTGCACCGGAACAATTACCATCTATCGATGACAACTTATACACTCCGACTTTGTGCTTCGTTGTACTAGTTAGACTCATAGAGTCAACTGCGTCCTCCATCCGAATGATTTTCGCGGCATCAAAGCCGATACTACTCGTAAGGAAAGCCTCATCAGAATCATAAGCATACAATGCTACTTTTCGACCAACCACAGGGAAGGCATGATTCATCTGAGGAAACTCTTTCAAAGAGTCCGGACGTGCGAAAAAGAGGAGATCATAAGACAATTTCTTGCCCTCCTTCCTATCTACAGAATGTTCGACGACTTTTCCGTCGTAACGAAAAGAGAATTTGATATTATCGCTTTCACTCTTGAAAATGTGTTCACACACAACAATTCCATTCCATATCATAGTCGCATTCAAACATCTAGTACCGATGCGTGCCAATCCAACGGCGCCTTGAACTTTGCCAATTGCAAAGCGTTTCCCATTAACCGCGCTTTCTTGAGCGTCTTTTGGCTTATGGAGAAATTCGCATTTATCACCTAGCTTACAATTTCCTTTATTGAAAAAGTAGCAAGGATGCGAGCCTTTGTCTGGACAAGATTTTCCAACATGACCCTCTTTTCCGCAGACAGAGCACTTCCCTTTAGGGTGCTTCTTGTCTAGGTTCTTCTTAACCTTCTTGACAGCAGCCAACATTCCATTGGCAGCACGCAAGGCAGATTCAGCGGTTCCATGCATAAAATCATTGAGTAAACCTGCATGAGGCATGTGAGACGGGACAACAAAATTGTCATCACGTTTAGTCCTAACCAAATTTTTCCCGTTATCACGGGTCCAAATAGCGTTATCATTATCATCACCTGGCTTGTTATAGCTAGAGTGAGCCTTAGGGGCGCGATGGCCTTTATCAGCACGATTTGTTTTACGCTTGGCTTTAGACTTTTCACTTTCCTTCACAACATAAGTCCAACCACACTTTTTGCACTTCACCTGATTAGGCTGGTGCACACACTCAGTTTTCGCTTCACTACTAGCTGGCATGGGGGTTAGATTAGGATACTCTTTTGGATCACACTCAGCCCAATGCATACATTTTAAGCCGCCACAATGAACATTACAACACTTACGTGCTGAAATTTCAATTTTATGACCTGCTTTGTACCACGGACATTGATGTTTTCCAACTGTGATGTGACAGCAACCATCTTTCGCTTCCTTTTTAGGGGTTACTACAGGATGGGTAGCTTTCGCTTTCTTTCCCGAAGCATTTTTCTTCGGTTGCTGTGTCTTAGCTTCAGC